TACAGATAGAAGGCGCATTGTTCCGGGACGACCTCAAGGTATACGAGGACGTATCTCCCAAGGTAATTATCTCGAAGAACAAGAAATACTATCGCATCATCGTCGCAGGACTTCCATGGGGCATGAACAATGCCAAAATCCCTACCCTCTCAGAAATCGCCAATGGCAATCACTCCTAACGACATACAGACCAATTACATAGAGAGCTTCAACTTCCTTGAGATGAGGAAGCGTAGGCAGGTAAACCAGCTGGTATTGCTCAATAATCTCCAGCGCGGAGACCAGACCATCGGCTCGACGCTCTTGCTCACCCTGTTCACCAGGACTCTTTCTGCCCTCTATGACGACAAGATGCAGGTCAAGTTCCTCCCTACCCAGGGCATAAACCAGGACCAGCTCAACAGCTTCAACACCCTCGCGCAGAGCGATTATCTGGAGATGGGACCGGCAGACATGCCCGGGAAGGCACGATTGGACTACGATTGGTGCTGGGACACCCTATTCTTCGGGCGCGGGTACATGGAAACGCTCAATTTCGATAAGAAGCGCAAGGTAATGGCGCCCCATGTCATCAATCCGCTCGTATTAGGCTACGATCCGTACTTCGAGAACCCCCAGGAATGGCGCTACTACTGGAAATGGGTAACAAAGACCCATTGGGACCTCAAGAGGATGCAGAAGGCAGGCAAGATAGAGGCCGGTGTCAATATAGATAGCCTACCAACGGGCGTAGACCAGTACCTCTGGGAGTACAAGCAGCGTCGGGATGCCGCTACTAAGGCCATAGAGCCGTCCATTCAGCCTGCAGATAACGATATATACCAGATTCTTGAGTATTTCGGTCATGACGAGGACGGAGATAAGTGCATCTACTGGGTAGACAAGCATTTCAGCGTCATTCTACGCAAAGAGAAGCTCGATTTGGATGATATGGTCCGCGATGACGAGAGCGTAGGCTCTAAATGGCCTATTGTGGTCAAGGAAGCGTTCAGAATCCCGCATGCATCTGTCCCGTTCTCCATTGCAGACCTCCTTGAGGACAAGCACCGCGCGAAATCCGTGCTCTTGAACCTCGCATTCATCGCCGCGAAGGACAGCGCGAACCCTATCTACTGGTACGACAAGAACAGGATTCAGGACGTAGCGCAGTTCTTCTCTAGGCAGATAAACCAGCACATTCCAGTCGATGGAGACGGCTCGCTCGCGGTAGGACCTATCAACGTGAAGGACCCTATGCCGCCTGGCCTGCTCAATTTCATGAGCGCGCTCCAGCAGGAAGCGAACGACCCTATCGGCACCGGCGTAGCCATGGAGCCCGCATCGGGAGGACAGGAGACCGCTACCGAGGTGGCCATAGACCAGCAGCTGAACGACATGGCGCAGAGCCTGCAGAGCAAGGTGCTCCAGTTCGGCGAGCAGGAGTTCTGGAGCCATTGGTTCCATCGCTACCAGAAGCACGGACCCGAGCTCAAAGAGAAGATGGCGAACATCGTAGGCGTCAACGGTATCACCACGAGTACGATAGACCTCGGCGATTTCCAGACCGACTATCCGCCAGGCGTCCTCGTTTTCTCTGCGAAAGAGGCCGAATACAAGAACCTGGTGAAGCGCCGGGACATGATGCAGCTCTATCCGAATCTCATGCAGTCTATGGACCCTGACGGCTTCAGGAACTTCAACAAGCACGTATTCTTCCCACTCATGCTTGAGGACCCATCCCTCATAGACGTCATGTTCCCTAAGAGCATCGAGGAGATTAAAGCCGAGGAGCAGAACGAGATGCTCAAGAAGGATGAGATGCCTCCGGTTCTCGATACTGACGACCACACCACGCACCTCTACATCCATCGCATGCTCCAGCCGAAGACCTGGGCTACCTGGTTCCATATACAGGAGCACGAGGATGCACTCGCCAAGCAGCAGGCCCAGGAAGCGGCGATGGTACAATCCGAGCAAATGGGCGCACAGACCAAGGTAGGTGCGCAGCGCAGCTCTCCTTTAGGGGCTACCGCACCTCTTAAGCACGAGGCAAAGACCTCCATGAGCAGTAACAGCACTAACCAATAGATATGGCAAAGAATTATTCACAGAGGCTTCCCGTGGACCGCGACGGCACGATCATGGTCCAGTCTCACCCGCCATTCCCTGCAATACAGGTGAATATGCGGGAAACCGGCGTTGCATCGTCCGTGTGGGCGCTCAACCCGAACACCACGGCAGTCCTCGTTACGGCCATGGGCGGCGGCGCAGCTATACGCTGGGCCGCTAACCAGGCAACGAGCGTGTTCGCTTCGGTGGGAGGCATGGCCTATGATGCCACCCTCGCACCGAACGAGTCGCGCCTGTTCGCCGTACCGCGCAGCGTAATGGGCATACAGAATTACTCGGCCATCCAGAACCCGTCAATCGTGGGACTGAACCTGTCCGAGGGGCTGTATCCTGGCATCGCTACGCGTTCGCTCGGCGTGGGCAGCGTATTACTAACCGAATACTAAAATATATGGCTAAAAAGACTGAAGAGGGCGTCGAGAAGGCAGAAATCGCTTCGCTCGACATGAATCTCTACCGCGATGACCTCAATGCTGTCGTAGCGAAGGTCAACGAGCTCGTAGACGCAATAAATGCGCTATAGGTTCAAAGACCAGGTGATATACTCATGAACAACACGGGCGCTTACCAGCATGAAGACAAACGATAATGTCTATCAGAATCCCCCTTACAGGAGTGATTGACGTGAATGACGCAGGCCAGACCGGAGCTACTTCGGTACTCGGCGGCGTCGCGTTCCCGTTCCAGCTCCCGCAGGACACCGATAACGTCGTCGTGAAGCTCACCGCATCGGTCATCGCAGGAGGCGTCAGCGCCACCTTCCAGACATCCGATGACGGAGGCGTCACGTACTACGATGTCGCGCGCACGAGCATCGTCTCGAACGCGAACAACACGACTGCCGAGTGGCTGTCTATCCCCGCGATAGGCGTCGGCGTGAATACGCAGGTGATTTCCACGGTGAATGCAGGCTCCGTCCTCGCAGGAACCGTAGGATCGGCCGCAGCGTCCACGCTCGGCAACCGGCAGGTGTCCGGGCTCCCTATCCTGGGAATCCAGAACCGCATCTTCCTCCGCTACACGTCGGCCGTCACCAGCACGGACCTCGCGCGCGTGAAGGTGCTCGTGAACCAGCAGTCAGCTAGCGCCTAATGAACAACTCCTTCAGCGTTGACCTCAGCCTAGAATCCGTACAGGAGACGAAGCCTACGGAGATGCTGCGGGAGCGTGAGGCGAAGCTCATCAGGCTCATAGAAGCCCTCCTCGCCCTCTCAAAGAGTAACGAGTGGAGCACCTTGAAAGCCGAACTGTTCGATGAGGTGCTTGAGTCTACCGAACGGAGCATACGTACCGAGACCGCGAAGGCCGAGATAAGCCTTCCGGCACTGTACAGGCTCCAGGGAGAGAAGAAATGGGCGCGCAACTATGCAAACCCGCTCCTTCTCGTGGACCAGTACCGCGCCGAACTGACCAATATTAGAACGCAATTAAGCCCCTCCGGCCCCACGGAGTAGAATGTGGGAGATAACTATGTCTAGTATCACAAAAAACATAGAACGACAGGGCGCACATGCGGAGCCGATGGTCGCGCACTACCCAACGGTACGCGCGGGCATATGCGATAGGTGCGGCGTCCTAGACAACAACTACGACAGCACCGTCCAGTACAAGCTCTGTGAGCATTACCGAGGCAAGCAGCTCGCCTGCTCCTACTGTCCTTCAAGCGCCAATCCTGATGAGGTAATCCGTTACTCCATCATGCAGGTCATGGACAGCCCGGACAATCCGAATGAACTCGTGGTTGTCTGTAATGCCTCAGAGTGTTCCGAGAAGCACATCAAGCGCTTCCGCCGGAACGCATAGCTCGATGCGGAATAGTGAACCGCACTCGATGATTACTCCACTACTTCTCATACAAAGAATCGCCGCTTTGTCTGATGTACCCAACATATATGGCTGACACAGAACTAGACCTCGACTTAGACTTAGAAGAGGAACCGTCCATTAACAAGACCGAAGAACGAATTAAGAATCTCTCCTCGAAGGTTAGGGATGCAGCGAAGGAACGCGACGAAGCCAAGGCAGCCGCCGAAGCATCAGATGCCGCACGCCTCGCTGCCGAGAAGAAGGCAGAGTTCCTAGAATCATTCTCCGACGTAGCGACCAAGTACCCAGGCGCGAGCGAATTCAAGACACAGATTGAAGAGCGCACGCAGAAGGGATACTCCATAGAGGACGCAGCGGTAGCAGCACTGGCAGAGGCAGGGAGGTTCGCTCCCCAGCAGCACCAGACCGTCGCACCGGCAACAGCAGGCACTATGGGAGGCTCGGCGCCCGTCTCCATCACCGGAGACAGCCGCCCCTACTCGGATATGAGCCGCGAAGAGAAGCGCGCAGCACTCCTTGAGGCTGACGCTCGCGGGGAACTACGCCAGATTCTCGAACAGCGCTAATCCAACGAGAGAGACAAAAAGAATATGCCAACAACAGTACGAAATAGTAACTGGGGTGGAGCATCAACGAACACCTCGGAACTCCTCACTGCCTACATCAATGACGAGATCCGCGTTCTTGAGCCAGACCTCAGGTACGCCCAGCTCGGAAAGCAGCGCAACATCCCTAAGGGATTCGACCGCCTGCTCTTCCCGCAGACAAACCAGCTTCCAGTTCGCATTAACACGTCGATGCAGACCCTCGGCGGCAATCCCCAGTTCGCTGGCGGAGGCTCCGTATGGGGCGCAGGCGCATCCATCATCGGAGGCGCGGCGGCTACTCCCCCCGGCTTCCCGGTATCCTCTACAGAGGGTGTCGCGGCAATCACGGAGGGTACGAACCCTACCTCGATTACCTGGGGTGCTACTTCGTATGTCTCCGGACCTGCGCAGTACGGCATCCTGGTAGCCGTTTCGGACCTTCTGGTACGAAACTCCGCTATCGAGGTCATTGACGATGCGAGCCGCCAGGTCCGCAACGCTCTCGCTCGCCTCGTAGATACCATACTTCAGACCGTCGTGAACGGCGGAACGAACGGCGTCATCTACGCAGGAGGCAAAACCTCGCGCGCGACGCTCGGCGCAGGAGACCTTATTACCAAGGCAGAAGTCATCAAGGCTACAAAGTACCTCCGTTCCTCGAACGCAGCAGGCGCGAAGCCGTTCTCTGGTGGCTACTACGCAGGTATCGTGCATCCGCAGGTATCGGGCGACCTCATGAACAACACCGCCACTGGTGCGTTCGTGGATGTCGGACGTTACACGGATGTCGCAGGACTTCGTGAGGGCCGCGTAGGCGACTTCTACGGTGTGCGCTTCGTTGATAATCCTTACCAGAACTACTTCAACTCGACGGTCCCGGTATTCCCGACGACTATCCTTTCTGAAGATGCGTTCGGTTGGGGCTACTTCCAGGAGCCGACGGCGATGATCGTCAACACTCCGGACTCCAACAACCCACTTAACCTCTACACGAGCATCTCGGGTAAGGTTTCGCTGGGCGCTACTCGCTTCGAGGACCTTCCTGGTTACATCAGGATTGCCCGCATCGAGAGCGCTATCAGCAACTAGCGTTCTAGCTCTGAGCCTTTACGGGCTCAGGCACTAGCACACTAAACTATGGCTACCCTAAACGACGTACTTGCATTCAGCCGCGCTCAGACCCAATCTGACGAGAATGGGCTTACGGATGCCAATGGCCTTATATTCGCCAATGAGGCCCTCGTAGACTTCCACAGGCGCCTCGTGGACAAGGGGGTGGATGCATCGCAACTCCAAGAGGCCTATACGAACGGCGTAGCGGGCACAGGAACGTACCTCTACCCTACGGACATGCTCTTCCTCAAGGCCATAGAGGTTAATTACGCGAATACCGATGCGAACGGCTACATGACGGCAAGCCAGGTGGACGTCTCGAACCTTGCAGGATGGAGCTCGTTCAGCTTTCTCCGAGAAAACGGGGACGTCACGGGCCCGCAGTTCGATGATAGAGGCGACTGGTTCGAGATATTCCCGACGCCGACAGCCTCGATGAACCTCACGAACCTCATCCGCATCTTCTACTACCTGAAGCCTACGGAATACACGTCCCTCACGGATACCATCGCGTACCCGGAGAGCCAGGACATGCGCATCTTGGGCTGGAGAATCGCTGCCATGTATTACTATTCCCTGAACAAGATGGCCGAAGGGGACGCCTTCAACATGAAATACGAGGAAAGGGTCAACCAGTACTGCGAAACCCTTTCCAGGGGCTCTCAGCAGCCTATACAGGCCACCGTGCTTCAGATTAGCGGGTGGAATTTCTAACTATGGTATGGAACTACGTCTCAAAACCCTCGATACTTGCCTATACGAACGTCAATCCTGGCGGCAAGGAGCAGTACGACCAGGCAAGCCTTACCTACGACGACGCGAATACCTTCTACGACGGTACGAATCCTGCCATGTGGACCGATGTGGCCAAACCCAGCGCAAGTTCCTGGGTAAGCGTGGCTAAACCAAGCTGATATGGCATATCCGAGCACATTCTCGTCCTTCACCCACCCGACTCCCAGTGATCGTCTCAATAATCCGTCCCATTCCGCACTCCACAATGCCCAGAGCTCCGCGATAGGACAGGTAGAGGCCGTTATAGGCCTTGCAGGAGCCGCGTCTACGGTCGGAACCATCCAATACGACCTTCGTTCCCCTGCATCCGATGGAGGAGGCCACGTACAGACCGCAGTTAAGGGAGGAACAGGACAGACGACCTATGCGAAGGGAGATTTGCTGATTGCGCAAGGGACGAGCGTATTGTCCAAACTCGCCGTTGGAACAGACGGTCTTGCGCTGGTTGCTGACAGCACTCAGGCGACAGGTGTTAAGTGGGGTACACAAGGACTCACGATAACCTCTATAGTATCGAGTAGCGTATGGTCTAAGCCTTCCGTAGCATCACGTATATTTCTACAGCTCTGGGGTGGAGGAGGTGGAGGAGGTGGGAATACCTCAGGTGGGGGTGGGGGTGGGGGTGGGGGTTCATACGCCGAAGGCTGGTTCTCAGCGGCTGCTATACCATCCAGCGTTTTGGTA